GTACCCACTAGGCGGGTATTCCATCCCTTTGGGGTGATTCGAATATTCACTCTAGACGTTACGGAGCTATTTCCCATTCCTTTGGAATGGTGCACTTCGTGCAAAACTGTTCACCCTTCAGCCAAGGGTACTATGATAAGGCGAGCAGATATGGAGAAATCTATTGAAGCTATACCCTCTTGTGTCGGAAACGATTTTCTAGAGGAGGCAGGGCTCCAAAACAGAGGGAAGTATCATCTGAAGAGGAGCGCTAGCCGCACCCTGGCCTATCTTGGTAGGAAGGGTCCACAACTGGTTGAGTGGTCGATTCTTAATAACCTTCGGGCTATGGGATTCGATTTGGAGGTCAGCAGGGACAATAAGAGTGTGTATGAACCTGAGAAATTGGTTCAAGCTCTGGCGCGGTATGGTAAGAAGCCAGATCTCTCACTCTGTCACCCTGATATCCTGCAGCGTGCTAAGGACCTGACCTTTCGCGTATTTGGTAGACAAACTACTTTCCGTCCTCTTCCTTTAGACTCCGAGTTAGAGCGGTTTGTCCAAAGAGAGAAGAGTTCGGGACTTCCTGATTTGGCTAGGAAAGGTGATACATTCCTAGTTGATCTTGAAAGGGCAACGCGCATTGCCAGTGGTTCTAGAGCACCTGACCCCTGTGTTGCTTTCCACAGAGTTCAGCATGGGAATGAGGGTCCTAAGACTCGTTTAGTCTGGGGTTATCCTCAAAGTATGTTCCTGCTCGAGGCCAGATTCGCCCCGACTCTCATCGAATTTTTCCTTGAGAGGGAAACTCCGATGGCCTTTGGCTTATACAAGTCACAGGTCTCAGCCAGGATGCAGTCGATCCGCAATAGCGGTTTGAGGTATAGTCTCGATTTTTCGGGATTTGATTCCTCTATCGATGCATCGTTGCTCGCGTTCGCGTTTGACGTCTTGGCGTCGCATTTCGACATGGACGATGAAGAATCGTACACGTGGGAAAAGATCGTGAACTATTTCATTCACACTCCTCTGATGATGCCAGATCAGTGTGTATGGGTTAAACATCATGGCGTTCCGAGTGGTAGTTATTTCACTCAGATGATAGACACTATTGTGAACTATCTTTCCGTTATGTATGCTTGGCTTCGGGCAACGGACCAGCCTATCCCAGACGACAAAATTCTTGTTTTGGGCGACGATTCTATCGTTGGACAATCCAAGTATGTCTCGCTGACGGATCTTCAGACTTATTTCACTGAAATAGGACTGACGTTGAATGTTCAGAAGACAGGTTTATCGAAGCAGGGAGAAGATGACCCTCACTTCCTTGGCCACGTCTGGCGAAGGGGATATCCTGATCGCGATCCGCGAGAAATCGCTATGCGTATGGCATTCCCTGAGAAGCCTTCCGGAATAAAAGACAACGGGTTGCGCAGAGCGATACGCATTCTGAGCTATATACCCGATGCCGTCTCAGCTCATGAGATAGCCTTAGGCCTTGCGCCTGAGCGGCTTCCTCACATCACGTCCTCTCATCTATCACATTTGGTAGATAAAGAGGGTATCAAACGTGTACCCCCTGAGCTGCGACCCGGTTGGGCGGCCTTTCTGGAAGAGCTAGGGACCGCCGATCCTTGGTCATCGACTGGTCTCGCTTTGCGAGGTCCGGTGACCGGATTGTACTACTAGCACTTCTTAC